CACCAACTTGTAAGTCAGCAATAGATGCAAATCTTTGACCTGCTTGAACGACTATACCCATCAAACTTAATAATGTTTGAGAAGGTTCTTTAAACGGAAGCATCATAAATGAATCTCTTAAATTTCCACCTGGTGCATCTACATCTCTAAATTCACCTGGTTGAATTGATTGTGCGTCATCTCTAATTCTAATACCACGCATTTTAAATCCTGCTGGTAAATTAGATAATGTACCTGCATCTAGTAATTGTCTTAATGCAGTTGTAGCTGTTCTTGATAATCCACCAATCATATGAATTAAACCAAAACCATAAAAACCTAAACCTGGTAAAAATTTAAAATGTACAAAGTATTGAATTTTATTTTTATTAGGATCACCTACTTCATAGTTTCTTCTAATAGATAATATTTCTCTTGATCCTTCTTCAAGAGTTACAATGTATGGAATTTTAATTCCTGACGGCTCACCATTTTGATCTGTGTGTTCAAAACCTTCTATATCTAAATCAACATGACACTCTAACAAAGTAAATACATCTTCATCTTTTGCAGACTTAGTTACTCCTTCAAGTTCTCTTTCTTTTTTCTCAACTTCAGTTTCTTTATCTTGTGGTTTTCCTAAATCAACATCTCTATAAAAACCACCAACTTGTTGTTTTCTTAAATCGTTTTCAGAAATTTTTACACGATGAATAATTGCTTCCGCATCATCTAATGAGGTAGCTGTGTACGGAACAATTAAATCATCTGCAGGTACAAACTTTGATACAGCCCTTTGTTCCATATCATCATAGTATACCTTTTTAAAAGCAGAACCCGCTAAAGGTAGATTGAACAACATTTGATCAAACTCCGGTTCATACTCTTTCATTTTTTCCATGATTTCGTAGTTCATGAAATCTTTAACTCTTTGTGCTTGGTCAGTTTTTTCTGGAGTAGGTACTCCTAAAATTTGTGTTCTTACAGGACCATCCGCAGGAAGTAATTCTTTATAAGCAAGTGCTTGAAACTGTGTAACGGCTTCTGCTAATACGGGATGTGTTGCACCACTTGCACCTGCAAATGGTTCAGTTCTATTATCATATTTAAAACCTAGTAAATCTAAACCTGTTGTATAAGTTTTTTCCCAATCTTTTCTAGACATAGAGTAATCCATGTATTTAGAATTAAGATCAGAAGCGAGTCTTCCTAATACATCATCAGGTAAAAATTCTGCAAGGTTTGCATAATGCTCATCACCACCTTCAGGTGTAGCGGCTGCAGGATCTAAATTAATATCAACAGAACCATCTTCGTTCTCTTGTATTTCTACATCATCAGGTGACTGTTCTTCTTCTCTAACTTCTTCAACTAAAGTTTCTTGAAGCTCTTCTTCACCTGGTACGTTAAATTCTTTTCTTGGCTCGTTTGGAAGAGCCTTGTCCATATTGTCGTCTGCCATTTATTTTCTCCGTATGTTTGAGAGTTTTAACAGTATTATAAGAAATATTCAAGCCCTGACTCTGGGGCCCTGATGCCGGAGGCACAGTTGTTGTTAACCTTCTAACCATTTTCTAATTGTTTTACTGCTTCTTTTACTGCTTCTCCAAATTCGTATCCATCATCCATAAGCTCTTCGACCTTTTTTCTAAGAGCCATTGTATCCGGGTCCATGCCATCTTGGAAACCTATTCTGCCACCTTGTGCCATTTTTGGAAAATACTTTTCAGCAAAAGAATCTATATCCATACCGGTTCCTTCTTGACCTCCTGCTTTAATATACATTTCAGTGACCATTGCATTGTAACTTGTATCACCGCCTTTTAAAAAATTAACTCTGCCGCCTGTTGCATATTTTTCTAATTCTTCATCATATTTTTTTATCTTCTCAGTTGCCATGATTCCGGCATCGCCAAATAAAGGTTTAACAATATTCATATATTCTTTTTTAGAAATTTCATCATTGTCATATGCTTTTTTAGAATACTCACCAACTAAATTAACATAAGTTTTTGGAGAAAGTATTTCAGCTGCTCCTGGAGTATTTAATATATCTAAAATCTTAGAATAGTTTTTTGGTTTTTGAATTGGTCTGTCGGGCATTACAGTACTCCTGCAATACCGCCTTTAGCTAGTTGTTCTTTTTCTTGTTTTACTTTTTCAATTAGCTGTTTAATTTTTTCAGCATCCATTGTGAATGGTTTAGGTTTACCTTTTTTATCTTTAATTGATTGACGTTCTCTATACTGTGCTCTGTCTTCAAGATCACCAGCTGCTCTTGCATCAAATGGATTGTCATAACCTTTTTCAGGAAGATCTATATATTTCTTTTTACCATCTTTCATTTCATATGGTCTATCACTTCCACTTGAATATTGCATTCTTCCACCGTACATAGCCATCTGTCTATTTTTATCTTGCATCATCATCTTTTTTCTAGATAGATAATCGTTAATATATTCATCAATAGTTACACTTGGATCTAATTCACCATTTTGCATTTTGTCATTAAATTCTCTAATGACAGACATGAGTTCTAATTCAAATTCATCTTCTGGCTCTGAAGCCATTTTAATTGATGGTGCACCTCTATCTAAAGATTTAATACCACCCATATCATCGTATTCTTCTGGATCAGGTATATCTTCTGGAATATCACCAGTCTCGATGTTTCTAAGTAAATCTTTTAATCGTTGTTCGTCTTCTCTTGCCATAATGCCTAATAATACACTTTTGGCTTCCGTTGTAAAGGCTCATCTTCATAATCTTCAGGATGGTGAATTAGACCACCTTGTCTGAATCTCATGACGGCCTGAGTCATAGAATCAACTAAATCATCATGATCTCCAAATGGAAATGCGGCGCACTCTTCAATAACTTCTTGTGCAAATTCTAAATCTGTTGGTGCATATATTTTACCAGATTCAAATAATGGGGATACGGAATTAACTCTTGTATGCTTATCATTACCACGACTAGGTGTGAAATTGATTACTGGGATCCCCGCTTTTCTAAGTTCATAAGTTAGTGGTAGTCCTGATGCTTTTGATTCTACAATCACTGTTTCCGGATTCCAGTAGCCGTATTGATCGAGTGCAATACGTCTTAGCTCTGGAAACTCATATCTTCCTTTTACAGCATCCACTAATATTAAACATGGACCACTATCTTCATTTGGATGAAATACACCCCAGGTAGTAATAGCAGAAAAGTCAGCAGTTTCTTTTTTCATAAATGCAGTATCATAAGATTGAATGACATGTTCTAATGGAGGAATATCTCCTTCCCAAGGTTGCCACCATTCTCTTTTGATTAATGCACCTTCTTCACCGGTTGGATTTTGCATGTATTGTGCATTCCATTTTGATAATGGAATAGAAGCTCTAACTCCTTCTAAATCTTTAATGCTCCAGTATTCCGGCCACAGGGGTTTACCAGATGGTAGGATTGCAGGAAATTCTATAACTTCCCATTGATCTGCTTTTGCTTCTTTTTGTGCTTTGATTAATCGTCCTGCAAGATCTTTTTCATTCCATCTTGTCATTACAATAATAATTGTTCCACCAGGTTGAAGACGTTGTCTAGGTCCTGATGTATACCATTCATAAGTTCTATCTAATGCTTGTGCATTTAATGCATCTTGTTCAGTATGTGGGTCATCAATAATTAATAGATCTGCACCCCGTCCAGTGATTGCTGATCCAACACCAGCAGCATAATATTCTCCACCTTGTTCGGTTTCCCATTTACCTGCTGCTTGAGAATCTTCTTTTAATCTTGTTTGAAAGACTTGTTGGTATTCAGGTGAGTCAATTAATTGTTTTGCTTTACGTCCGAACCTTACAGATAATTCAGTTGTGTTAGTTGATTGAATAATTTTTAATTTTGGATTTCTACCTACCATCCATGCGGGTAATAAGTATGATGCAAATTCAGATTTAGTATGTCTAGGTGCCATATTAATTATAACACGTTTTGTTTTACCTTCTGCAATCTGATTAAATTTTTCTGCAACTTCTTTGTGATGTTTACCTTCTACAAAATCTGGCCAAACATGTTTTACAAATGACATGAAGTCATTTTTAATTTTA